CCCGGTGCGCGTGCCAGAGTTCAACGTACCCGAATAGCTCATGGCAAGGCGTATCGGGGTCGAGGTGGCGGCTGTCTGATAGTAGACGACCCAGCAAACCAGGTATTGCTCGTTGGCCTTTAGATCGAAGTTCAGCTGCGACCCAACGTCAGCCATTGCAGTCGTGGAGTTGACCGCCGGCCCAACGGTGAGACGCGCGACTTGAATCTGGCGCCCCACGAGGTTAGCGGCCACGCGCCGCACGGCCTCGTTGTCGAGGATACTGCCCATGCTGAGGTTCGTCGGCCCCGCGGTCTCGATCAGCGGATGGCTGTGATCGAACGCGCTCGCGAGCCACCCGACACCGGCGTTAGCCGCGCCGCCGACCTTGACGGGTGCCACTCTGCTTATGATTGGATTACTGAGAGGCACGGATCACGCGTCCTTCTCCATCAAGCGGTCTCAGTGACCTTCGCGTCGCCGTTCACCGCCGACCAGATGCCGGTGATGATCCCCGTGTAGTACCGTCGCGGCATCTCCCAGTACGCGCCTGGGTCGAGCTGCACCGACCAGCTGGTGAGTGACGCGGCTGATCCGAGCTTGAGGTACAGCGTCGCTGTGCTGCTGTTCACGACGAGCGCACCGACGCGCGCTGTATTCGCAGCGAGCAACGTGACAACAGTCGCGCTCGACGGCACGGCGGTGACGGTGCCAGTCGCCGGGCCGACGAACTCGACCGAGCCGATGTTTACGCCAGCATTCGCTGCGAGCTTCCCGATGACGTTGGCACTTGCCTGCAGCGCAACGCTCATGATGTTGGCTGTGACCGCGCCGGCGAGCGTCGCGAGATAGCCCCTGCTTTGACCGATGTCGACCTCGACCGTGCCCGGCAGGGCGTCGACGTCGTGAGCGACGATGTGCTCGCCCGAAATCGTGCGCGACTTGAGCGGTACGGTCGAAAGATCTGGATCTGCGTAGTATAGCGTCATGTGCTGTCACAGCCTCACAGTATGCCGCCCAGGTAGATCTTGCTGCCGCTCAGCGCCCACAGCTGACTGTTGATGAACTTCATCCAACTAAGCGCGCCGGTAGCCACATAGTCGACGGTGAAGTCAGGGGCCTGCCCAGCGGGGCTCATGCTGTACCTCACAGCCGCCGAGGTACCATCCGCGCTCGACGGCACCATCAGCCAAGCGAACGAAGAAGCGACCAGCACTCCGTCGCCAGCCGCGGCATGGATCTGCGACCACGTGATCCCGTCAACAGATCGAAAGACCTCACCCGTGAAGTGGAACACGAAGCCCAGACCGGCATCATAGACCAGCTGCATGTTGTCATAAGGCCGGGCCAGGTTGTGACGCACTGTCCACGTGATGCCATCGGGCGACGATGCAACCGCACCGCTTGATGATGCAACAACGAATAGCCCCGCGCCGAATGCGACTCCGAGGATGTCAGGCGTGCCGGAGAACGGCGAGGTCGCTGTGCTCCACGATGTGCCGTTGATGGAGTACTTGATCGTTTGGCCTGCGCCCACTGCAACGCAGCGACCAAGCCCGTTGGTCGCCACCCTGAGAAGATGCTCGCCCCCGTTCGCGCGGCGCGTCCATGTGCCATTGCCGGGCGAGGTCTGGATCTCGCCCACGGTCCCCACTGCGATGAAGAGTCCGAGCGTGGCGTCATACGCGATGTCGTTGAAGTCGCCCGCGTAACTTGAGCCTGCAGCCACTGTCTGCGCTGCGAAGTCGGTGTTGGGTCCGGTGTTGGCTTGAATGGCGCCAGCAGTGCCCACCGCGATCACTTGACGAGTTGCTGGCGCTCGAGCCAGCGCGCGAAGTGTCTTGGGCCCGATTGCAGTATCGTGGACTGCGCGCACCGTCGTCAGCGCTGCCTTGAGCTGAGCGCGTCCGACTAGCATCAGAACGCCCTGTAGGACCTGGGATAGATCTGTCTCACTGCGCGTCAGGCCGGCGCCCGTGATGAAGTTTGCCAGCTCGTTCTGCGTGTCAGCGAGCGCGTCCCACGCATGGTTGAAGTACCCGGCCGCCGGTTCCTCGCCGTTCGTGAAGCCTGCGGCGCGCTTGCCTGACGGCGGCGGGATCGGGCCGGGGTAGCCTGGCGGCGGCGTCGTCGCCCATTGATCGAGCTTGAGTTCCATTAGAGCACCACCACAATGGCGCCAGCGGGGGCTACGGGCGGCGGCTCCGTGTCGTACTCCATGTCACGACCGTCGCTGATCGCAGAGAGCCGCCCGCGGTTGAAGCCGCGCGGGCTGTCATAGACCGAGTCGCCGCTGACTGAAAACCGGAACGACGTGGTCGAGTCGTACCAGTGAAAGAACGCTTGAACGCCGGCCGCCTTGGCCAGCACGATGAGTTGCGCAATCTCCGCGCCGTCAGCACCCAGCACCGGCCCCATCGCGTGGATCGTGAACGCTGCGGGGTAGTGGTCCTCGATGCGAACCGGCACCTGACAGAGCTTCGCAGCGAGCGCGATGAGCTGCCGCGACAACCCCGAGCTCTGATTGACGAGCACGCGCGCAGAGATCCACACCCGGTACTGCTCATCAGTGCGCCCCTCGCGCGGCTGTCCGACGATCTTGCCGAGCAGGTCGAGCACGGCGCCCTCGGCGGTCGCGGGCGAGCGCTTGGTGAGCAAGTCCCAGTAGGCCAGCTCGAGCGCCTGCACCTCAGCGGTCCACGCAGCGAGCAGTGCTGAGATCCGAGGCTGGCGGTAGCGATCGGTCAGCAGCGCGACCGCATCCGGCTCGTGCGTCAGGATGAGGTTCACGACGAGACCTCCACGACAGCGATGTTGGCCGGCAGTACGACACCCAGCTCCCGGCTCGCGATCGGGATCGACGGCTCTCCCGCATCGGGCTCGGTGATCGCAGTGAGCGACAGTCCTACGCTCGCGTTGAGCACGCCTGTCACCCGAAGCGCGACGCGCACCATCTGGCCAGAGTAGACGTCAGTGCCGACGTCGAGATACGCAGGGTCGAGCTTGTTGGTCGTGGCTGCTTGAAGCGCGAGAGCGAGCGCCTCGTCGCCCACGTAGTCGGCGCTCGTCACCACTTCGATCGCGACGAACACAGTGACCTCATCGGGGCGGCTGAAATAGATCTCGTACGTCTCACCCTGCTCGTCGACCACCTCGACGGGTGGCTCGGTGCCGTGCGTCTGGATGCCGCCGACCTTGTTGGTGGCGATGCTCTCGCCGATGGCCTGCGCATCACCACCCCGCACGATCGCTTCGATCGAGTGCGGCGGCAGCCCGTCCGCTGTCGTGACATCCGTCACGTTCTCGAGTACCGCGACGGCCACCACGTCAGGCAAGCGCGACAGGTCCGCGCGAATGCCGTTCACTGTGCCGCCGCCCGCAGCCGCCAGTTCACTGAGGCGCCGAATGCGGTACGCGGCATCAGTCTCGACGAAGGACCCGAGCGCTGCGTCCTCGGCGTTGGTGATGGAGTTCCAGCCCGCGATGAACGTCTCGATCACGTTGAGCGTGGTCGCGTTCGCGACGACGGGGCCGACTTCCTCGGACTCGAACAGCACGCTCACGTTCGCGGGTGCCGCGCCCGGGTTGAGCATGGGTTCGACGTTCACGAACCGCGCAACGGGGTTGCCCTGCACGCTCGCGACCGCATCACCGGCAGCGATGGTGGTGGCGGCCGAGAGGTTGACGGTGGCAGTCACCGTGCTTTTCTTTGCGTCGTGCCGCAGCGTATTGGTCAGGCTGTAGAGCGCGTCTTGCTGCACGCCGCTGGCCATGTCCGGATCGAGCGCGTCGTAAAGTTCCTGTCCGGCCTCCCAGAGCTCGACGAGCTTGCTCGCGAAGACGCCGTTGAGTTGGCCGAGCACGCTGAACGGGCTCGTGTCGATGTCGGGGCCAAGGTCTGCCCGCTGGCGAGTCACTACATCGTTGAGCACGTCCTCGAGGCTCTTGGGAACGAACCCGTCGGGGGTGAGGCCGAAGCTCATTGCGATCCCCCGATCGTCTGCGACAGGCCGAGCGACGCATCTTCGCCACTGCTGAGCAGCGCTTCGGCCCTGACTGTCAGCGTGCGGGTGGTGCGGTCCAGGCTCAGACGCATGTCGCGCACGTCAGCGACGCCTGGCACCCCGCGCGTTGCAGTCGCGAAGATCGCGCGCACCACCGCGGGGTTGACGCCCTTCTCGAGGATGTCGTGCTGGTAGTCGATGCCGAGCGAGCGATCCTGAAACCACTCACCGCGGAACATGGTGATGTGAAACGCCCAGAGCTGCGCTACCGCTTCGGCGCCCGTGCACAGGCGCGCGCTGCCGCCCTGCAGGTCCAGGTCACCAGTCGCGGGGTCGAGCGCCAGGTCCGACACGAGGCGCTGGTATGCGGGGACCGAGACGGGGTCAAGCGCTGCAACTTATGCCCAGGGGACAGCCGCGCCGCCCGCGGCCGGGACGGCTGTGCCGGTCGTCGTCCAGGCGTGGATCGCGTCGGCCATGGCCTGGGCGGCGGCCGAGTGCGTCGTCGGGAACGGCGGGGTGAACAGCGTGGCAAACCCGACCGGACCCGACGGTGGCGTGGCCGTGAACGCTGGTAGCATCCCCGTACCGAGCGCCGCACCGAGGGTCGTGAAGGCGGTTTCCATCGACGCCGCGGCGGCGGATGTGCCGAACGCTGAGAGCAGCGCCGCCTCGAGCGCCGCAGTGGCAGCCGTGATCGAGGCCGGCGTGGGCGGCGGTGTAAGGTCCGTGACGTACGCGCCCACCGCATCGGCCCATGCCTTGGCGCACAAGGCCGTGGTCGCCGGCGGGTCCTTGGCGATGTCCTCCAGGTCGGACTTGAGCGTTGCCTTGTTGAGGGTCATTCCTTCAGCTTGTGAAGCGACGACAGGATCGTCGTGAGGTTGGGCGCGTTGATCGGGGTGCCAGAGGGACCCATGGCTGTGGGCACCGTCATGGCGCTGAGCCAGGTCTTGAGCGCGGTGCCGAGCACCATCGGCTCGAGCGCGAGGTCGCCGCCGATCAGCACCGCGCCGGCCGGGGTGATGTGGATCTGCTTGGCGGCGGTGGCACCCGTCACGCCGATCACGAGGTTCTGCGCGTGCACGCCTTCCAACAACGCCGAGCGCGGGGCTGGCCCGCACGGCAGAGCCACCGCGCCCTCGAGGGTATGCGTACCCATATCTCCCGGCGTAATCGCCCGCTGGCTGCCCTTGCGCGCCGTCTGCAGCCACTGGTCCAGCGAGCGCTCGGCGAACACCAGCAGCACGAAGTCGCCGGCCGCGAGCGGCACTGAGATGAAGAAACCCCCGCCCTGCATGTAGCCCACCGGCACCATCGGGACCACCGGCAGCGTCTCGTCGACCATGACCCCGTCCTCGTTCGGGGCGCGCCGCTGCAGACTGGGCTGCACGTCAACGAACTGCCGCCCGTGCTCGCCGGCATGCACGCGGAGCACCTCGGCCGGCATGGCGGTATGGACGTCGCCGAGCTCGGCCTGCATCGCCGCGCGCTGAATGTCCAGGTCCGAGGGCGTGACACTCATCGCTTGCGCTCCTCGTTGCGCAGTTCGAGATCCACGTACCAGTCACGGCCGGCGGTGTCGCCGACATGCTTGGTGGTCTCGGCGCGATAGATCCCGGTGACGTGCTCGCTCGTGATCCGAATGCGACGGCCAGGGAAAAGGTCCGGGATCATTAGGCAGCGCGCCTCGGTGATCGCCTTGTTGCCGGGCTCGGGCGAGCCGATAAGCCCGGTGTCGGGACTGAGTTCGATGCCGAGTTCTTGGAGCGGCATGCCCTGGTCGAGAAACTGCAACTCGTCATCCTGGACCGACCACTCGAGGCCGCAGCTGCGAGCAAGCCGGTCGAGCTCCCCCTCGATGGCGCCGGCCAGCGCATAGCCGTTGAAAAACTTCGAGGCCTGCGTGCCCTGGATCTTGGCGCTGACGGTCTTGGCAGCAGTGTTGCCGAGGCGCACGCCCATCGCCTTGGCGGCCGCGTTGAGGACGTTTTCAACCGTGGCGCCCGGGGCAAAGCTCTTGAGGATACGGCGCTTGCGGGCGAGACGTCCGCTGTCGCTGGTGATCGTGGTGATCCAGTCGCTGCCCTCGCGCGTGCTGAGCACATCACGCAAGTCGCCGCGAAACAGCAGCGATGTGCCCCCGACGTAGCCAGCCTCGAGCGAGACGTACACCTTCTCGAGCTCCTGCAAGCGCTTGCGATGCTCGGCGTTGAGGTTCCAGATGCGCATCTCGGCGCTGTTGGGCGTCTTGGACGACAGCGACTTGGTGATCTCGAACGCCACGTCGAGCTCCTCGATCACGTACTCGTCGACCTGCACGCGCACCTTGCGATCGAACAGCACCGTCACGACAGCGCCTCGATGTAATGCAGACAGTACCGCGTGCCGAACTCCGCGAACGTCGCGTTGCCGTCGCGCGCCTGGCCGTCGAGCAGCACCAGCTCGCCAGGCGGCCGCTCGGGATGCAGGTTGCGGCGCAGCAGCGGGAAGCGCGTCACCAGTCGCACGCCCATCGCGATCGGGGTGCCGTCAAGCGTCGAGAGGTCCATGTGCCAGCAGCCACCGCGCTCGTTCCAGCGGAACCGAAACGTGTACGTCACGCCGTCGAGCTCTGACTGCTGCGTCGTGTCGGGGTACGCCTCGGTTGGGATGAGTCGGATGCCCATGGTCAGAACCCAAGCAGCTTCTTGATGTCTTCCCTCGTGATCGAACCGAGCTTCGAGAGCAGGCTCTGCTTGTCCGTGTCGCCGGGCGCAACGAGGCTTGCAGGCGGCGGGCTGACAGGCTGCGTCGGCTGCTTGCCGCGCGACTTGCGTGGCTTGGCGCGCTCATCCACCGGATCAGGGAGCTTGGCCGTCTGGCTGCTGACGATGCGCAGCACTCGCCCGGATGCCGAGAAGTTGAGCCGTCCTTGCCCCGCTTCGCTCGTGCGCTCGATGTGCAGGCCGGTCAGCGCCACGTTCTGGTAGGTCATGAGGCCAGTCACGACGGTGACCAGGGCGCGGCGCTCGAAGATCGACACCAGCGCGGCGTGCACGGCGCTCACCCGATCGAAGGGCTCGGTGAAGTGCAGGACGCTGGCCGAGAACACGCGCTTGCTGCGCACGTCGAGCTTGAGCGCGCCGAGCAACGCGGCTGCTTGGTGGGCGCCCGGCACCAACCCGATCGCACCAAGCGACGGTTCGCCCTCGATCTCGATGGGGCTCGGATTGACGCGCGTCGTGCCGGCGTGCGACTTGGGAAGCTCGATCGGGTGATTCGTGACCGCGCCCTCGATGTCGATGGTGGCGGGCATGGGCCGGATGTGATCGGCCACGTCCGCGCCGGTCTCGACGGGATGCTCGGTCACTTCGGCCGTCAGGGCATGACCCTCCCGGACCGAGACATCGATCCAGATGTCGCCGATCTCGACGTGCCGGGTCGCCACCTCAGCCACTCCCTGGGCGCGATAGCGCTGCGTTGCTCTTGCGGCGCTCGGCTGCCAGCGCGTCGAGCACAGCGCGGCGGACCTCGGCCGGGTTGCCGCCGTTCACGTTGACGGTGACGGTCGTGTTGCCCGACTGCACGACCACGGGCGGCGTGCCGCTTGGTGCGGCAGGTGCGCTCACCGTTGGCGGGCCGCCGACCGCGGTGGGTGACGCTCGGCCGGCTCGGATCTCCTCCGCTTCCGCGTTCACGTCGCGTCCGAGCGCGCGCCCCGTTTTCGTCGCGTTGCGTTCTGCAGTGATGTCGGCAGCCTTTTCCTTGAGGCCCTGCTGACGCGCCTGCTCGGGAGTCATCAGTCCCGCGCCGACAGTTCGACCGGCAGCGCGCTCGCTCGAGAACAGCACCCGCTGTAGGCCGTTAGCTTTGCCGCCGATGCCGGGCAAGTTGTAAAAGAAGTCGGCGATCGCGGTGCCGAGGCGGGCGTAGAGGTTGTACAAGCGCTCGCCCATGAGCTCGAGCTCCCCGAACCAACCGATCTGCTCTTCCAGCTTTGCCGTGTCGGCGTCTGCCCAGAAGTTGCGCCATGATTCAGCCAGTATGTCGACGCCCGCTGCGTGGTTTCGGATCAACTCGTCGACAGTGCCGAGGCCGCCGACCGCTTCGATGTAGTCGCCGATGACGCTCTTGCCGCCCGTGAATAGGTTGAAGAGTTCATCGATGATCAGGATCAGCGCGACCGCCGCGGCCGCCGGCAGGATGAACGGCGCGAGCATCTGCGCTCCGAGCGCAACGGCAACGCCACCGAGGATCGCCAGGGCGCTCTCAAGCACGCGCGTGCCCGCCGTCCAATCCTTGAACAGCGCCACCGCTCTGGATGCGCCCGCCACAATGCGCTCAAGCACGGGCATGACCGCCCTGCCCATGTCGGTACCCAGATCTTGCAGAGCGCCGCCGAGCGCTTTACTTGAGTTGGAAAAGCTGCCCGAGCTCCGGGCCGCGTCGCCCTGCGCGGACTTGGTGTTCTCGAGAACGTACTGGTACCGCAGCTCGGTCTTCTCCGCGTTGTTCATCGCCGCGAGCTTCTTGTGGATGCCCTGCGTGTTCGCGAACTGCTGCAGCGTCGCGTCGTCCATGGTGATGCCGAAGCGCTTGAGAGCCATGTCCGCGCCTGTGAGACCGCCCTTCAACGCCGTCAGCGCCTCCTCTTCGGTCGTGCCGGTGAATGCGCTGGCGAGGTCCACAGCAAGCGCAGCGAACGTCGTGCTCATCGCTTGCGCCTTCGCCCGGTTCTGCACCATCGGTTCGATCATTCCGCCCAGCCCGGCCGCGTACTCCTGCAGCTGGTAGCGCGAGCGGCCAAGCGTCGACGAGGCCGTCTGCGACCAGCTCTTGACCTGGGCGGCGCCCTCCGCCCCGAACACTCGCTCAAGGACGCTGCCCGTCTCGTTGGCGTCGGAGGCGAGCTGGACGATCTTTCGTAGCGTCTGCGTGATGCCCACGGCCGCGACCAACTTGCCGAGCGCGCCGCCGAACGCCGAGGCGCCAGTTGCGCCAACAGCCATGCCTGCCCGGGTGCTAGCTGCTGCTTTGCCCGTCGCGGCGAACCTGCTGCCCGCACTGGCTACCCGACCGCCCGCGGCTGTTGCTGCCGTGCCGACGACGCCGAGCTTCTTGCTTGTCGCGGCGAGCTGCCCCTGCACCTGCGCGATCCCGCGCTCGGCGGCTTGGAACCCGGTCTTGTCGACCTCGAAGCCCAGGCGCGCGACGATCTCGCGCAGCACAGTCATGGCCGACTCCGCGCGGCCAGGTGCTCGAGATCTTCGTACATGTCCAGCACGTCGTGGGCCTCATACAGGTCGTCGAGCGACCAGGCGGTTTGGATTTCTACGAGGCCGGAATGGTACCTCGTGCTGGTGGCGACGCGGTGGATGTCCCAGTCGATGCGCGCGGGGACGGCGATGCTGACAGCACGCTCTGGATCCGACCGATCAGGCCGGGGCCGCCGTTCGACCCGCCGAAAAAACTGGCGTAGTTCACCTCCAGACAGAACCGCGCCCACAGCAGCATCTCGTCATACTTGCCCGCAAAGTGCGCGTCGAACACGTCGGACAAGCGCGGCTCTCGGTCGCCGATCACGACGACCGTCTGCTTGGCGAAGTCGTCCAGCACCGAGCCCACCTCGGCCTCGTTCAGCCGCTCGGCCAGCTCGTAGAGCCCCTGACTCAGCCCTGCTGCCAGCGCCGCCTCGACCTCGGTGTGCTTGCCCTGGGCAAGGCTGCTGAGCGTGGCGCCGAGACTCGGGCCGGCCAGCTTGAGCAAGCGGACCAGTAAGCCCCGCCCCTGCTTGGCGCCGAACTGCGTCACGCGGTACGTGTGCTCGCCGATGCGCTTCTCGCGGGCTTCGATCGCCATGCGGCTACCGCCCGCCAAAGAAGCTGCCACGCGCGTCGGCGAGCCGGATCTTCCACTCGAGGACCTGCACGGCCTTGCCTGCTTTGTACGCAGGGAAGCCCGTGATCCATGCGCGCTCCGAGAGCACCACAAGGCGCCCCTCTTTGTCGCGCGCATTGAACACGCCGGCGCCGGCGCCGTTGGGCAAGCTGAGATCGGCCTGCAGCATCGAGCTCAGGCGATCGTTGGCGTTGGCGGTGTTGGCGTAGCGCAGCGTCACGAACGCCTTGAAGTTGTTGGTGGCGTACCGCGAGACCTCGCCGTCGGCGCCGGTGAAGTCGAGGAACTGCGCATCGTCCCACTCGAGGCTGAACACCTCGTCATCGGCATAGCCGCCGTCGTCGAGCGGGATCGCATTGAGGCTGATGGCGAGGTCGTTGATGTTCCAGTCCTTGAATCCCATAGCAACCTCCCCCTACAAAGCCGTGCGGACGGTCCCGTAGATGAGCACCTTGTGCACCGCGCCCTGCAGCACGAAGCTGAACTTGACGTCGGGCAAGACGCGCCCGGTGCGATCGTTGGGGTTGATATCGGCGACCTTCGGAACGGTCACCGAGTAGGGCGCAGCGCCGTCGATCAGCGTCGCACTGATGCCCTCAAGGATCTGCCCGAGCACTTGGGCGCGCACGAGCTCGATGCCCTTGTCGGTGTAGGCGACCTTATCGTTGTTGGCCAGCAGCGCCACGATGCGCTCGCTCACGCGCGCGTCGAACCAGTCGATGCCGTGCGTGATGTCGATGTACCGGCCCGATGCGGCGCGGCCGTCGAGCGTGAAGCCGATCCCCTTCACATCCACATAGTAGTTGACGTTCTTGCCCCTGAGCACGCCGCGATCGCTGTCGCTGAGCGGCGACTTGTCCACGCCGGCGAGGCTCTTGTTGGCCCACGTCGCAGAGCCCGGTGCCTTGGGCAGCATGCGCCCTGCCCACGCGGCTGCAGCGCACTGCGCGGGCTTGCCGTGGTAGAGCGTCACGGTCCGGTTGTAGCCGGCCGTATGCAGGTCGCTGCCGACGTCGTCGGAGACCGAGCCGCTCTTGATCTCCGAGTCGCTCGGATTGACGAACAGGATCACGGTCTGGGCCTCGGCCCATGCGGCGGCGGCCGTGATCACCGCGTCGCTGCTGTCATCGAGGAGCAGCCCATACCAGTCCGCATCATAGGCACGGATGGCCGCGAGGTCGGTGGCGATCCCCGTCGTCGAGTCCGGGGTGTCGTCCTTGATGGTGAGGTTCGGCGAAAGGTTCTCGAAGCGATGCGCCACGTCGGCCGCGTCGCTCGCCACACTGACGTCGGTTGCGTTTCCCGTCGCAGTCAGGCTCGGTACGGCAGTGTTGATCTCGGCAGCCAACGACGCGGTGATCTCAGCGATGGTGGGTGTCGTGCTTGCGGTGACGCTCACGGCCACGCCGTCGACCTCCAGCGAGAACACCTCGTCGCCGACCGGCGTGCCCGGGGTGAGGGTGACCGTCTGCGTCGTGGCGCCCGCGCACTTGCCGACCTTGAACTGCGGCGGGCATGGGTTCTGCGACTTGAGCGCCAGGGCCGTTTTATAGATCGGGTGCGTCGTCGGCATGCTCAGCGGCGGGAGCGTCATCTCGTCGGCGTCGGAGAACGTCCGCACGAGCTCGGGCCAGTAGGTGTGGTAGCCGGCGATGAGCGGGGTGCCGAAGCCTGCCTGCGAGACAGCGGCATCCTTGATCTCGATGGTTACGGTAACGACTTCCGACACGCTGCTCATGGCGTACGCCTCCTAGGGAATCGCTCGGTCGGCGATGATGATGGGGTCGACGTCTGCGGGGTCTCGCTTCACCGTGCCGCCCAGCACCACGCTCCCGATGGTCCCGGTGGGCGCGTCGGTCTCGGCGCTCACCCAGTTGAATGCGACGTCGAGCGACGCTACCGACTCCTCGCGTTGATCATGGGTGCGGCCGAGGTCCACGAGCGCCAGGCTCTCGCGCAGCCCCACGCCGAGACTGCGGAATGTCGCTTGCGATGACGGGAAGTACAGCCGCCCTCGCACCAGCTCGAGCAGCGCATACGCGCGGTATGCCGGTCGCTGATCGCGCGACACGATCTTGCAACTGAGCGTCAGGCGGCGGTTGCCGACCACCTCGATCGCAAGGTCGCTGCCCAGATCGGTGGCGCGCACCTCGTCGGTGCCGGGCTCGGCCGACTGCCCGAGCAGCGTGAGCTCAGCCCACGGGTAGCTGCGCATGCCCACGGGGTCGCCTTGCCACGCGATCTCAGTGAGCGCGACGCCGCTGACGTCTGCGAACCATTGCCGGAGGCCGTC